TAATGCATTAAAAGTTATTGGTAATCATGTTATAATTGATCCTAAAACTATATTTAATAATGAATTAATAACACGTGGTAATGCGCATTTTTGGAATCCTGTTCAAGTTAATTCTACATTAGGTGTTGCTGGGACTTTAATAGCATCTTCAACAATAACATTAAGCGGTGCAACCACTAGTGCAACAACAATTGGAACTGCAGCAACAACTGGAACAACAACTATTGGTGGAATAAGTCAAACTGGTTTAATTACCCTTGGTCAATCTACAGCTACACATACCTTGAATATTGATGCTGGTGCTACTATTAGTGGTGCAACAAAAACCATTAATATTGGCACAGGTGGCGTAAGTGGTTCAACAACTGGTGTTAATATAGGTAGTGCTACTAGTGGTGCAACTAACGGTATTACTATAAATGGATCAACAGCTATAGTTAGTGCTACAAGTAGAGTTGGTATCGGAACTGATAGTGGTGGTAGTATTTCATTAGGAAGAATAGATAATACTGCTTCATCTCCTTATATTGATTTCAATAGTGGTGCTACACCCGTAGATTATGATACAAGAATTACTGCCACTGGTGGTAATGGGACTGCTGGCAATGGTACTTTAACTGTATATGGTAATATGGTATTAAATAATCCTGTTAAATTAAGAGGTTATACTGTAGCAACATTACCAGCTGGAACAGAAGGTATGATTGCTTATGTTGCTGATGCTGTTGCACCAACATATCTTGGTGCATTAACAGGTGGTGGTGCAGTTAAATGTCCAGTATTTTATAATGGTTCAGCTTGGGTGAGCCATTAAAATGTATATATTAAAATATTTTGAACCTAATTATATTGATGATGGATATATTCAAGATATAATCAGATATCCATATTATAAAATAATTGTTGTATATGATGACATTACTTCAGTAATAAACAACATATCCAATAATAATATTACTGTTTCATTGATTAGTCATAATAATATTACTGTCAAATATATAACTGATGCTGGAATAACTGTAAAGGATAAGATATGAGTGATACTATCGAAACATATCTTTATATAAAGCAACATAGTATAACTGGATTAAAATACTTTGGTAAAACCACTAAAAAAGATACCATTTCAATAATTGTAAATTAAAAGGGAGTAATGATGAATGATTTAGACAAAACGGTCGCAATTTTGGAAGTACGAATGGTTGAAATAGAAAAACGAGTAGATTTTATCGAGAATAAAGTTGAAACAGTATTTGAAAAAATTGGAAACGCATTAGATGGTATTAAAGAAGAGTTAGTGCAATTTAGATTAGTTAATGTATCACTTGATAACAAAATTAATAATATTAATAATACAGGGCATAATATATGGAAAACATTAACAATTGTTGGAAGTATTATTGCTTTTATTGCTACTATTGTGATGCAATTTATTAAATAGGAGAGTGAAATGAATAGCAAATTAAAAAAATTAATAGTGGGATTAGTAATTTCAATTGGAACATTAGTTGCTGGTTATTTTGGTATGGATATTCAACCAGAAACTATTGAGCCAATTGTAAATATTGTGGCAGATTTAGTTGCACAATAATGCAGTATGTGTTATAATGAGTTTTTTAGTCAAAAATTGAAAGAAAAAGATAAATAATAATGCTGAAGTAGTTTCTCGGCATAATTAATCTCCATAATTAAAGAAGCCCCTTTCATTACGATTGGGGCTTCTTTAATTACTTAAATTTACAATTATCGAAGTGATAACGCTTCATATTAGTGCTTCCTGATTTATTACAATGAGGACATGTAGTAATAGTTCTTGATTTAGCACGATTGCTCATTTTAGCACGTGATTCTTCTGAATGGTTTTTTCCATTCATCGCAATACTAATTTTAGCACGTGATTCTTCTGAATGGTTTTTTCCATAATTAGGAGATAAAATACCAGTCTTTCCATACATATGATTTTTTTCACCTTTCATCGCAATACTCAATTTAACACGGGTTTCTTCAGAAAAATTAATGCCAGATGGATTACCATCTAATCCATTTTCATTAATTAAATTAGCCCAATATTCACTATCTACCACATCATACATCTCACTCATGGCAATAGCAGTTCTTTCTAATTCATCTATATCAGTAAATAATTTACACCAAATGGTTTTTACGTGTTCCTTACCGTGTTTCTTAATATGGCGCAACCAATGTTTACCACTACCATTATATTTGTATGGGTCTCTAGTAGTTTTACCGAAATATTTCATTCCAGTTATACTGTGCTGTTTGATGTAAAGATATGTTTCTGTCATAATTAATTCCATTTAAAATCTCTATTATACCAATTTCTTATTAATGTATCTATCTTTAATATTCTGGCTATTAGTAGCAATGTAAACATTATCAACAGCATACGCACCTTCATCTTTGTTTCTCGCGAGACAATAGTTTTCTGCACCACGTCCTCTTTTATCCCAGTGTCCGCTATCTAACCATAATTGCAGCCATTGTTCAAATGACATTTCAAATTTAACACCGCGAATGACCTCAGCATGTCTGCGCTGATAGGTAAAGCGAGTCAAGGCATAATTTATGTCAACTTCAGGAAATTGCTGTCTGTAAAAATTTACTTCTTTTTTAGTCATACGTGGGTGAACATGAGTTCTTGGTAGTTTAGCAGATTCTGATTTAGTTAATTTTAGTAGTTCCATTGTTGTAACCTCCATTTGTCTTTGTTACATATGTATTTATACATGAACGCTAAAAACAGGCTCATATAGCCCAAAAAGAGCATTTTTTGGATAACTAAAGGTATAGGCAATGGAAAGGCAGATGAATTACATTAAAATTTACAATCAATTAATAACTAAAGCACAAAAAAGAGAATATCTTGATGAATACTATGAGAGGCATCATATAATACCTAGATCAATGAATGGTAATGATGAACCACCTAATTTAGTCAATTTGACATTTAAAGAGCATTACATTGCACATCTATTACTTGCCAAGATATTTGGTGGAACTCAATGGTTTTCGGTTGAATGTTTTTTCTACCATCAAAGAAAGAAGCACTTTTTAATGAAAGAGATGAAGAAATGGGTTAGAAAACGGATTCATTTAGAACACTTTAGATTCAAATTAAAAAAATAAGTATTGACATTTATTCTTAATATGGATTTTTTTGTGCTTGACAATTCTTTTTACCAAAAACCGCTACACACTGTTGATTTTACTGGGCTGCAGCCATTTTACACAAAACCGCTACACACTGTTGATTTTACTGGGCTGCAGCCATTTTACACAAAACCGCTACACATCTAAAAACCGCTACACATCTAAAAACCGCTACACATCTAAAAACCGCTACACATCTAAAAACCGCTACACACTGTTGATTTTACTGGGCTGCAGCCATTTTACACAAAACCGCTACACACTAATAGTACATAGATGTACTTCCTTCCTTCCTTATGTAGGGGGGAGAGGTGGAGGAGGAGAGAGGGGGGAGGAAGAGGAATGAGAGGACCCCTGCGAATTAAGAGAAAAAGATTTGCTTGACAAATTTTTTGTCATCTGTTATAATACAGTTTTTATCAATCGAGCCGTAATACCCTGTCTTTTAAGGCGGGGATGAAAGGCGAATTATATACCCAAAATTTAATCATGTCAAGCAATTACCACTAAATAACTAATGCAAAACCTGAAATATAAATATCGATTGTACCCATCACAGGAACAGATCCAATTATTAAACCAAGTAGTTGGTAACAATCGCTATGTCTGGAATCATTTCTTAAATCAAGAAATGCAACAATACCAGATCGATAACAAGTTCAGGTTTTTCAATAAAAACAGTGCAGATTTAACCAGTTTGAAAAAAGCTACTGAATGGTTGCAATCTTCACCATCAACGAGCTTACAACAAACTATCCGCTATCTTGATGTGGCATTGAAAGCTAGTTTTAAAAAGAATTCTAAAGCTACTAAAGGATTTCCAAAGTTTAAGAAAAAACGAAACTTTAACGGATCCTTCACCCTAGCTATGGTCAATTCTGATAGAAACTGTGATTTCAATTCAGGTAAATTTAAAATACCTAATATCGGATGGATTAAATGCCGTTATCATAGGGCATTACCTAGTGATTTCAAGACATGTCAAATAAAACAAGAAGCCCATAATTGGTTTGTTGTAGTTACATGTACAAAACCAAAATTACCTACGAGAACTACTACTACTAATTCAGTTGGTATTGACCTGAATTCATCTGAATACGTATTAAGTAATGGCATTCGTTATGTAATTCCTAAATTTCTTCGTGAAAACCAAGCGAAAATTAAGAAATTACAACGAGGGCTATCTCGTAAGAAAAAAGGTAGTCATAATTACTTAAAAGCTCAATTGAAGTTGACTAAAGCGAATTATCGTGTTAAACTAAAACGATTAGATTACTTTCATAAACTTTCTCGTCAGCTTGTCGATGATTATGATGTGATTTCATTGGAAGATTTAAATGTCAAATCAATACAGCAATGGAATGGCCATATTATCAAAGATAACGGATTTGCTATGCTTCGGCAGTTTATCGAATACAAGTCTGAATTATACGGTGGTAAAACGGTAATAATTGACCGCTATTACCCGTCTAGTAAGACTTGTTCAAACTGTGGTAGTATACAAGACATCGAGTTATCAAGTAGAACATATGACTGCAAGTCATGTGGAGAAGTAATAGATCGCGACTTAAATGCCGCGATTAATATTGATAGGGCAGGAACTGCCCGACTTAATGCCTGTGGAGATCCCCGGTATGATCAATTAGTAATGATTGGTCAATTACTAGGTATCAATGAATCAGGAAGCCTCGTCCTTTAGGGCGAGTTAGTTCACCAACAAATGATAAATAAATGTATCAAGTGATGCAACATGACTTGATTACGAAAGTTTCCTTTTCAACTTCTTCTGGTTGTTTCCCGCAGCCAGAAGCATCTCGGGAAAAGATGTTTTAGATGGATAAGAGAAAATAAAAAAATTATTTTACTAAAATCACTTGACAGTGATAAATACATTTAGTATAATACAAAGATTAGGCAATAGACAGGCAAAATTAAGGCAATAAAACTTCTGATACACTCGCACCGGTGGTTTGATAGGTGCCGTTGGCAATGGAATGTTCTTCGCATTGAGCGCAACAACTGAGCAGAAGCAGTGACTTTTTCGACTACCCACACCTAGTGTTGTGGATGATGATTGGATACGCCTTCAGTACAACCAATTTCGAAAATTTGAATAAATGAAAAAAGGCTAAAGACTGGGTAATTCCCAGACGTATTAGGAATATGGTAGAGTATTTTCCTAATGCCACCGTTGGACATATTTGAAAATAAGACAATGACGTGGGTGCAATAAGCATCACTTGTAGCGATCAAAGTTATATTTTCAATGAAACATAAACGCACTTCGAGGTAATCGGCCAACCGCCTCTGTAATCAGTGTAACTCTACTCATGACGTATTTCCTTCGAATACTGATATTTTTTTATGCTCCCATTTTTATGGGGGCATAATACCACTCTGTATAATCCATCTCTCCTGATGAGTTGTTTATAATAGATAATCAATCATATATCTCATGTATCTCATGTATCTCATATGTGTTTCTTAAAAAATAAAAAAGAAAATAAAAAAACATGGGTGAGGTATCGTGAATATGTGAGCGATAGCGAACATAGAGCGATAGCGAGACCATAGCAGGTTTACCTGCTCAGTATAACACCTTACATAACCCCTTCAATAATAAACAACAATGGAAGATATGAATTATTACAAATTATATTTTGAATTAATGCAAAAAGGTATCAATCGAATCAATATGAAAAGTAATGCATGGGAATATGATGCTCATCACATAATTCCAAAGCAATATGGTGGTCCTGATATTGTTTTGAATATTGCATTATTGACACCAAAGGAACATAGATTAGCACATAAATTATTACGGATGATTCCTATTGAATGGTTAACCCATAAAGGAATACATAGATGTAATTCATTGTATCATTTAAAACGAACTATTTCTAGAAAGAAAAAAGAAAAGAAAACACCTATTGATAAGAAAGAACAAAATAGACGTGCATATGAAAGAAGAAAGCAAGCATTAGGAAAAGAAAAGAAACCACCAATGACTAATGCAGAAAGAACTAGAAAATGTAGAGAGAAAAAGAAAGAAAGAAATAGACTTGATTATGAAAGAAGAAAGCAAGCATTATTAGAAAATAAGAAACCATTATGATTCATTAACACTAACACAAGAGATAAGAAATGCCATTAATTATAGGTAAAACACCGAAAGTCAAAGAAGAGAACTACGATCCATTTTATAAACCTGGTTATTGGGTTAATGAAGATGGGAAATTTATGAAATGGGCATCTAAAGATGACATCACTGATTATTGTTTTCGCCAATATTATAAAATACCATATGATGATAAAGACGAAGCCAAAAAATATGGTATCAAATGGGATAAAGTAGAAAAGTTATGGTATCTGCCTTCAATAAATTATAGTGAATTCAATAAGCAATACTTAAGTAAGTATGAAAAACGAGAAACACAAATACAGAAAGACATAAAACACCATATTGAAAAATATAATATTGGTACCTGGTTTTGGTTTAAAGAAGAAGCAAGTCAACAACCAATACCTGATAAAATACCAGGTAAAGATTCCTGTTACATTTACCAACAACCTTCATATTATTAAAATATACATCATTAACAGATCGGTTGTAAATACATTATGACCGATCAATTCCCACATATCAAAATCAAATTAAAGACCACTGGTATTAAGCCATTCAGAGAAGCAATGTTACTCAAACAGAACCATCTCTGTGCCTTATGTAATCAATTTATTGATATAACATCCACTAATGGCCCAGTATTGGATCACCGGCACAGCGATGGGGCCATAAGATCAGTACTACATCGCCATTGCAACAGTTATCTCGGCCGTCTTGAGAACTCAATCACCAGATATAAAATCCAAGATGACCAATTAAAAACAATATTAGAAAATGCTTATGATTATATGAAAATTACGAGCAATTACTTACATCCAACATATAAATCACCGATTGACAAATTGATTGCAAGACAGAAAAAGAAGAAGAAGAGATAACTTGGGAAATACTATGAAATTCGATGTAGAAACCATTAAACGATTGTATATGGTTAGTGAAAATGATATCAAAGTATTAAAAGGTAGTGCCATCCCAGATAATTGGAAACATCCAGCCGTTAAAGCAGTATTCTCAGTCAATAATAAGATTACTAATATCGTATGTGCTGATGGATTAAAATATAATTATGGATTCTACAACCAACGTTAATCAATAATCATAAAGCCCCTGAAATATGGGGCTTTTTATCGTCTGGACTAAATACATATATAGATTTTAAATATTCACAGGATAATATAAATGGATGATAGAGAATTTAAACAAGAACTAAAAAAATATGGCATCCTAATCCCAATAAGAGAAAGTCCAACTGATAGCCCAACTAAAAATACTACCCTTCCGATAACGATAGAACCTTATCCAATCATTAATGAGTGCATGTTAAATGGATGTGGGCGTAAAGTAGTCAACCAAGTTATTGATATAACTAAAATTAATGGTTATTATAGAAAACATTGCTCTATATGTAAAAACTACCAACATCCTAATCAAGAAGAATTGGTAAGTAGTTATCATGAATTAGTAAATATTGAAAAACCAGTTGAACATATTCATACTGGGAAAACCCATAAAAAAGTTCATAAAAATTCATTAAGTGGTCATAGAAATATATGTTATAGAAAAAATAGAGAAAGTTATATTGTATCAATAACAGTTAATGGTAGAAAGAAATATATTGGATATTATAAAACATTAGATGATGCAATTATTGCTAGAGATAATGCTGAACAATTACATAATTGTAAAAATTAATATAAATACTATTGATATTATACTGACATTTAATATCAACTCCTATCTTATCCCACTGTTAAAGGTGGGATTTTTTTTACCTGAGATAAATACCATATCAATAAGGAATTCAAATGAAAAATTATAATGATAAAACAGCACTATTAATATACGTGTTGTTATTGGGTATTACAGCAGGTGTCACATTAACTCTTTTGTCAGTTATTATTGATGCAATAAAATAATGTTTAAAAAAATATATGAACAATTTGGGATCTTAAACTCAGATGGAAAAATAAATCTATTTGAAAAGAATCGTCCATGCATGATTAATGGTTGTAATAGAATAATACCAGATCAAACCATTGAACATATATGGATTAATTCAGCACAATATTTTAGAGAAAAATGTAAGGTATGCCATTGTTATAAACATCCATTAAAAGATGAATTAATCAAGGATTATTTTGAGTTAAAAATTGCAGAAGATGAGTTAAAAATTGCTGCAAATTTAGATAAATAAATGTATTACCGAAAGGAGATAGGCAGATGCCACCAAAAGAAAAAGTTGATGAAGTAAAGACCAAACGCAGAAGTATTAAAAATTATGAGATTGATTTACAGCAATTAGAAGATATTGCAAAATTACACGCAACTAATGCAGAAATTGCTCTTTTTTTCAGATGTAGTGCGTCCACATTAGATAATGATCCTTATTATAGTATCATTGTTCGAGCAAGAGATGAAACAAAACAGAAATTGAAAAAAGCCGCATTAAGAAGAGCACTTGAAGAATCATCAGATCAAATGCTAAAGTTCTGTTTAAAGAATTATTGTGGATGGACAGAAAATAATCAAGTAATTCAAGTACAAGAAGATTTAACAAATAATGGATTTACTATTACTGTTATACCACCAAGATCGAGATCAGAAAATAATGATGGATAAAGAAAAACATCCACAATTTGGAAAACATTGGTATCATAATCCTGAAACATATGAAAATGTTATTTGTTTACCAAATGAAATGCCAATTGGATATATTAAGGGAAAATCACCAAAGACCAGGGAGGTTAAATAAATGGCCGTTAACCTAGAATTATTAACTCATCAGTATGAATTATTTGAAGATACCAATACACGTTTTTTAGCTCTTGTTGGCGGCTATCGAACGTGCCGGTAAAACTGTAACTGCATGTATTAAAGCCATTCAGTTAATATCTGTTAATGAATTGCCAGTTATTATGGCAGAACCAACTCATGGTATGATTAAACGAGTATTAATCCCATGTATGGATGAACTTTTATATAAATTAAATCTAAAGTTTGAACTGAATAAATCAGATGGTTATTATAACATATGGATTAATGGAATTCAAAAACGCATTTGGTTATTAAGTGCTGAAAATTATACCAGAGTTGCAGGTATTAGTGCAAGTGCTTTTATAATTGATGAAATTGATTTATTAAATAAAGAAACTGCAGCAGCCGCTTGGAATATGTTTACATCTCGTTTAACACGAGGTAAACAAATGCAAGGAATAGCCACTAGTACACCAGAAGGTTTTAATTTCTTATATGAATTCTTTGTTGAAAATGCAGGACCTGATAGAAAGTTAATTAGAGCATCTACTTATGATAATCCATTTATTGATGATTCTTATATAGAAAATTTACGTAACACACATTCAGAACAACAATTAGAAGCATATTTAAATGGTCATTTTATTAATTTAGTCAGGGGACAAGTATATTATGCATTTGATAGAAAAATTCATGATACAAAAGAAACAGATTCTAGAACACATATTCTACATATTGGAATGGATTTTAACGTGGATAATGGAGCTGCATCTATTTGTCAAATTAAAAATAATATAATATATGTCATTGATGAAATATCAGGTACTAGAAATACAGAAGATATGATTATTAAAATAAAAGAACGATATCCAAATAGACAGATAATAATTTATCCAGATGCTGCTGGTAATCAACGTCATACAAGTGCTAGTTTTTCTGATATTGCTTTATTAAAAAAAGCGGGGTTTGAAGTTAAATATAATTCAAAGAACCCATATATTAAAGATAGAGTTGCCTCTGTTAATGCAAGATTTAGAAATGCAAAAAATGAAATACATTGTTATGTGAATACTAGTGTTTGTAAATTATTAACAAAATCATTAGAGCAGCAAGGATATAATAATGGCGTACCAGATAAAAGTACTGGTCTTGATCACCAAATTGATTCATTGGGTTATGTGATTCATTATTTATATCCAATAACAGGGCGTTCATCGATACGTCAGTTTTGATAAATAATCTAAAAGGAATAAAAATGGAAGAAATTAAAATTCTTGGCTTTACATTGCAACAGTGGGTCGAATCAATGGATAGCAATGATGCTGAAAATGTTGAAAAAGCACTTTGCTATTATGATGGTGATCAAGAAGAAGCAATGGAAAAATTGTTATCTGATAATCAACGAGGACGTAAAAACTGGCGTGAAAGAGGTATTATACCACGTTTTAGAAATTTGACTAATATGATTGTTGAAAAATCAGGTAAATTATTTAAAGATAATCCACCAGTTATTACTGCTGAAACAGAAAGCTTAACACACGCCTTAATGAGCGAATTAGAAGCTGCTAATTATATTGAATTCTTCCAGAATCTTGATAGCACTGTAAGATTAGTAAAAACAGCATTAGTATTAGTTCAGTATGATAGTACTGATAATACACTGGCATTTGAATTATTACATAGAGCTAATTCTTCAATTATGCTTGATCAATCAATGAAACATATTCAAGCATTAGTCTATAAAACGAGTGAAATGGATAATATCGAAACATATCGAATTATTACTATAGATGAATATATTGATTTAATTGAAACAGAAGATGAATATACAAATGTAAAACGTGTAGCAATTACTAATAGAGAACCTAATCCATATGGTATTATCCCAGTTACCTTTTTTCATGATACCAAGATACCACGTAATGGATTTTGGAATAAACCAGGAATGGATTTAATTAGTATTAATGAATTATATAATCTTCATTTAACTGATAGTGAATATGCAATTAGTTGGGCTAAATTGCCAACATTATTCACTAATTGTGAATTCGCTGAAACAGAAGATTCATTAGAAGAATCAGTTCCATATGGTAGTAAGTATCCGCATTTAACCCAAGCTGCTCCTGAAATTATTGGTGGTCCATCTCGTGCTATTCAATTAAATAGCCAAGGGGTAGATAGTCCATTTATCGAATACAAGAGTCCTAAAATTGATATTAAACCATTGGATGAAACCATTGGTGGTTGGATACAACAATATGCATATGATTGGAGTGTTAATTTAGTAACTGGAAATGGCACTGCTAATAGTGGATTTCAATTAGTTGTCGAAGAAATACCAAATCTTGAATTACGCCAACAACGCAGTAAACAAATGGCTGCTGGTATTAAAAGATTATATTCTATTATATCAACAGTATTAAATACTGCACGTGGCAATAATATATTTACAGGAAGTATAACAGTTGAATTTACACAACCTAAATTACCAGTTGATATTAAGCAGAACCAGGAAGCCTGGGATTTAAAAATTGCAGGTAATCGTGCAAGTGTGATTGATTATTTAGTGGAAGAAGAGGGATATACTCGTGATGAAGCTATTAATAAATATAATGAGATTAAACTTTTTAATCAACAATGATAAATATATAAATAATATTAAAGGCTAGACGGCCAAGGAAATACTAATATGTCAGAAGACGTTATTAATGAAGAAACAAATGAAGAAATTACCGAAGTAGAAATTACTGCATTATCAGCAGAAGAAGAACTAAAACGTGTTACCGAAGAATTAAATAAAAAACAAGATTTGATTCGTCAACTACGCAAGTACGAGAAATCTCAAAAGGAGCAAGCTCAGAAAGCACTAGAAGAACAGGGTAAATATCGTGAGTTATATGAAGCTGCTAATGAAAAACTTACAGCATTCGAAAAGGAATTAATTAATAGTAAAATTGATGCAGCATTAGATACTGAATTAAAAAATAGCAATGCAAGATCAATTGAAACTGTTAAAAAACTAATTGATAGAAGTACAATAGACGTATCAGAAGATGGTGTTGTTAGTTCAGAATCAATTAAAGCAATTATATCACAATTACAGGAAACTGATGCTGTATTATTTGACAGTCCAGTAATAAATACTCCAGTAATTAAAAGAGCATCAGAAGAAACATCGGTTGTTTCTTTTGAAACAGAATTAAGAAATGCAAAAAGTCAAAAAGACATTACCGCAGTTCTTAAAAAATATAATAAAATTTAATAAGGAAATAAAATGCCAGCATTTACAACTACTATGAGTACAACCGCCACATTAGATGATTCTATTGTTTTGGCATATGACCAATCTTTCTTGGTTGCAGTTGGTCAAGAAAATGTTATGGATTCTTTGGTTTCACGTAAAGTTGAAGTCGGAGCTAAATCTATTAACTTCACAAAATACAATCGTTTAGCATTAGCTACTACTCCATTGACTGAAACTGATGATTTAGTTTCTGAAGCAGTTACTGATTCTAGCGTGATTTTAACCCCAGCAGAATATGGTAATGTTGTTACTAAAACTTCATTAGCATCATTGCAAAGTGGTGGTAAAATCGATATGGCAATTCCACAATTGGTTGGTATCAATGCCGCAACTACTAAAGATAAATTAGCAGTATTAGCACTAGATGCATCTAGCAATGTTTATGTTGTTGGTGGTAAAGCAGAAGGTTCAGTATTGGCAACTGATGTTGCTTCACGTACTTTCTTGGGTTATTTCTATAACAAATTAGCACGTGCTGGTGTACCTAAATTCAATGGTGATTATGTTGCTGTATTGCATGATGACATCATCGCTGATTTACGTGCTGATACAACTAATGGTTCTTGGATTGATGTTAACAAATATTCTAACGTGACAGAAATCGTTTCTGGTGAAGTTGGTATGTATGCAGGTTTCAGAATCGTTCGTAACAACCAAGCTACTTTCGCTGACCAAACTGGTGCTGGCTTGATTGACTTGTATAACTGCTATTTCATGGGCCAAAATGCTCTAGGTTTAGCTGAATCACGTCAAGTTGGTATGACATTCACAGGTCCATTCGATAAATTGGGTCGTTTTGTTAACGTGGGCTGGTATGGTGCTTTCCAATACAAAATCGTTGATACTGATGCTGTATGGGTTGGTAAATGTGCTAGTTCTGTTGGCTTGAACGCAGCTTAATCAGCAACCAAATAGAAAAGGGGGCTTCGGTCCCCTTTTTTTATGTCTAGTAAAAATGATAAATAATATATAAATAAAGGATAATAAGGAGCTAGTATGGCACGGAAAAAAATCGAATCAATCGAAGAAGAATTTGTTGAAATAGTTGAAGAAAAATATACTGTAAAAGTATTAGAAGCATTTAATGCCAATATTAATAATCGTGCATTTTCTGGTAATATTGGTGATACTATTGTATTAAATAAAACAGAATATAATGTATTAAAACAAAAGGTAATTAAATTATGATAGTAGAAGATGGCACAGGTATTTCAACTGCCAATTCATATTTAACTGTACAAGAAGCAGATGATTATTTTACCACTTATGGTAATACCAATTGGGATGCAGTTACTGCAGATAAAGAACTGGCACTTATTCAAGCAACTCAAGCAATTGATTTATTATATGGTGAGAAATATATTTCATATAAAGCAATTGAAGCACCAGGTGCATTATTATGGCCTAGACAATGGTGCTATGATAATAATCAACAATTAATAACTGATTCAACTATTCCAGTAACATTGAAACGTGCTGTTAGTGAATTAGCACTTATGTCATTAATGGGTGAAGATATTATTCCATTAGAAAATGATGAAAATGGTGTTAAATTAAGTAGAATTCAGATTGATGTTATCGAAATAGAAACTCAATATGCTAATGAGAAAAAAGTTTCAGAAACATTTACAGGGTTTAGAAAAATAGATTTATTATTATCAGCTATTTTGGTTAAGAAAAATAAAACTAGTATTACCTTGAAAAGATAAGGAAAATAAATGAATTATCTGAATATGCAGAAAAAAATCACTGGTGTATTTAAATCATATGGGCAATCATGTAAAGTATTGCATCAATCGGGATCTGTAAGTTATGCCAATACTGTATTTGGAACAGATGCTACTGCTGACAATAAAAATTTAGTTAGTATTCAAAGCAAAATAATTTATCTCTCAACTACCAAATATCAGATACAACCAGGTGATCAATTATTGATTAATCGCATAACATATTATGTTGATGTAGTAGAAGATTATAATCAAAATAATGTCAATCTTGCGTGGAAAATTGGAGTGCTAGATTAATGTCATTTAAAACTATACATGCCAGTTTAGATACTAAACTTAAAACAATCACTGGTTTACCTAGATTACAGGAAGAAAATGTTCGTATTAAATTAGGCAGTGGTACTAGTGCTTGGTGTAGAGCTACATTATTACCAGCTAAAACTGTTATAGCAACAGTTGGACAACAGGGATTTAACCAATATAATGGATTATATCAAATTGATTTATTTTATCCAAATAATGCCACTTATGTTGACTGTTTTGATATGGCAGATACTATTATAGCCACTTTTATACCAGGGTTAATACTTGATAATACTAGAATAACTAATTCATATATTCAACCAGGTTATACTAGTGAAGCAAATTATTATGTTGTACCTGTTATTATTGAATGGGAACAATATATTAATAGACCACAATTATAGGAATAATTATGTATAATATAGACGGATTAGAAATTAAACAAGAAAAAGGTATCTGGATTGTTAGTGAAACAATTGATGAAGTTACTAGATCTTTTACTATTAATGGATTAGAACCATCACAAGATTGGTTTTGCCCATATGAAACTATTAAGCGCATATTAGCAGTATTAGCTGCTGATAAACAATTATCTGAGGAAGTTTAATGGAACAAGGAAGAAAACCTTTATCTGATCTTGAAGATAAGATAACCAAGCAGTTAAGAGAACACATAGCAGCTCAACCAGCAGATAAAAGAAAAGAATTTATTAAATCAATACAATGGAAAAAAGTTGGTGGTGAATTCAAACCTATATTTAAGGATAAAACATCATTAATAACATCACGTGCTCAATTACAACCAGATGATATTTCATCTACTGCAGTTGGTGAAAAATTAAGTTTCAATATACCAACTATTAATGGTTTTACTAATACAAGTAGTGTTCAATTATCAATTGATACTCAAAATATGGCTAAAGAATTAGCAGATGAATTAATTGCAGTAAAAGATAGATATATTGATGAATTATTAATGGCTATTCGTGAAAAAACACCAGTTGGTGAAACAGGTCGTGCTCGTAATGGATGGACACGTATTAATGATAATATTATCAACCCAGTGCCATATATTAAATACATTGAAAATGGTACATTATATAATCGTCCAGTAGGGATGATTAAAACAACTGTTGCTGAATCACAACGAATATTAGATTTAGCAGCTGGACAAGTTTTATCTAGTTATTAAGATAAATAATAATATATTAATTTAAGGAAAATAAAATGGCAATAGCAACTGGTTCAAATAGTCGTATTGGATATATTACAGAAGTTACAGCTGGTACAACTCCAGCAACTCCTGCTTTCAATGTATTTCCAATTAATGACTTCTCATTACAATTAACTAAAGATACATTTACTGATGCATCAATTTATGCAGATAGACAAAATCATTTCTTTAAGCATGGCAATAAAAAAATTGGTGGTGATGTAACTGTTACATTATTGGGTGTAGGTGCTGCACCTACTGGTAATACATTATTCGATCCATGGTTTGAGTCATTGTTTGGCGCTGCTTGGACATCTAATGTATTAAAGATTGGTAATACACCTAAATCATTTACATTTGAAAAAACAATTACTGATACTGCTGGTACTAATAATTATTTTAGATTTAAAGGTATTCAAGCTACTACTTTAGCACTTGACGTGGCACTAAATGCTCCTGTTAAAGCTAAATTTGGTTTCATAGGTATGGATGCAGATGCAATTGCAACTAGTATTATCACAGGTGCTACTTATGTTGCTCAACCAAGTGCTCCACAACCAATGGTTCATATTAATGCTAATAACTTATTCAAAGAAGGTGGTACTGCTACTACTTTGATGACTGCATTTAGTCTTAATATTGCTGATGGCAGCGATGCTAACCATATATTAGGTTCAGCTGTTGCTAGTAGTATTACTAAATCTAAAGCCACTATCACTGGTAGTGCAACATTTTATTTTAGTGATGCAACATTATATAATAAATTTGTTAATGAAACACAAAGTTCTTTACAAGTAAAATTAAGTGATGGTACACGTGCATATGATATCTTGTTACCAGCAGTAGTTTATAGTGCTGCTACACAGGTTATTAATAATGACAATGTAGTAATTGTTACTATGCCATTCACTGCTGTATATGATAGCACCACTGGTACTAGTATCCAAATTACACGTTCATAACCCACACTAATAAAAGGGGTCGCAATGACCCCTTTTTTATGATATAAAAAGATAAATAAAAATAACAAAGGAGAAGCTAGTATGGCTAAAATCTTAATACCCGCATTAATACCACAAGTCCACAAAGTCATTATTAAACACCCAGTAACAGGTGAAACAACTTTTCAATCACTCGATGGAAGTGAAGTTCAATTGATTATTCATGTTGTTGGTAGAAATAGTAATCAGTGGTTAGATTTTATGCGTGAATTAAAAGTATCTGGGTCAGATGACCGAAATGAATTGTTTTCTCGTATTTCAGAAAAATCAAGAGAATTTGTAGCTAAATTAATCGTTGGTTGGGATGAAAATGGTGCAATAAATGAAAGTTATTCAGAAGAAGCAGCACTTAAATTATTAATGGATGCAAATAATACCTGGATATTGGAGCAATTGCAAGCTGCAATTTTAGATGAAAACAATTTTTTTTTAATGAGTTTCAAGAATTAATAGAATATATTGAATTTACTGCTAGATTGAATACCCCTGTTGGTGATTCAACACCACGCAAGATGTATGAAGAAGCACAAAAACAGGGTATGCCTACACCGCTTGATAATCCACCAACATATTCTACTTACTTTGAACAATTGGTATTATTGTTCTGGGATATAACTCATTATAAAACAGAATATAATTCATATATTGCATTATCAATGATTGAAAGTTATCAGAATTTATTTGAAGTTAAAATCCATCCAACTTATATTTCATTATTATGCCGAATGGATAGAGCATATGTGATTCAAATCAATAAAATATTAAAGGAAACAACAACATGAGTTTATTAAATATAGCGGTTAGTTTAACAGGCGGTCAACAAGCATTATCAATAATATCAGACCTTGGTAATGCAATGGTGGATACTGCTGTTAAAGCAGACCGCATGACTTCAATGATGGAAGCAGCTAGTGGTTCTATGGCTGGATTAAAAGCTGCTGAAGTAGGTGCTGTAAATCTAAAATATGTTGCTACTGTTGCTGATGAAATGGGATTAAGTATCTATGCAGCCAGTGATTCATTCGCTAAATTAACGGCTGCTACTAAAGATACTGCACTTGAAGGGAAAGCAACCCGTGAGATGTTTGAATCATTAAGTGCTGCTAATACTAAATTAGGTGGTAGTACAAGTGATTTAATGGGCATGTTAAATTCTTTCACACAAATGATTAGTAAAAATACTGTATCAATGGAAGAATTACGTGGTCAGTTAGGTGAAAGATTACCAGGTGCTATGAAATTAGCTGCAGATTCAATGGGATTATCAACTGAAGAACTGATTAAAATGATTAGTCAAGGTGATGTTGCAGCAAATGATTTATTACCACGTTTAGCAAAGGCAATTAATGATACTTACAATGATGGTAAATTCGATACCGCTGCTTCTAATCTTAATCGTTTAGGAAATGCTTGGGTTAAATTTAAAGATTCAATAATTGATAGTGATTTTGTAAATGCAAGTATTAAATCAGTAACAAATGTAATTGATATTGCTGCTACTTCAATGTCAGATAAATTAGATGATGAAATATCTAAAACTGAAAGAAGAATCAAAACTTATAAATCAATGGTTGAAACATTACCTAAACCAGTTATGTGGGCACTTTCTGTTGGTGAAGAAGAATTTAATGTTAATTTAGAAGAACAACAATTGGTATGGTTAAAAAAACAAAAAGAAGAAATTAATAAAAGTATATCACAAGTAGGCCAACCATCTGATAAAATTACAATTCCAGCCTATGTTGCTGATACTGCACAATTTGTTCGTGATCAAGAAGAAGATAAATTAAAAATTGTTGAAAATAAACGTCAGAAAGCATTAGATTCAGAAAAACAAGCATATGAATTATCAATCAGAATGGCAGGTGATAATGCCATGATGAAAGAGAATATTGAACGAGCACATAAAGAACGTCTTAATGCAATTAATGAAAAATATAATGACCAACAGAATGTTTTAATAGAATCACAAAATAAGAAAACAACTACAGCTAATGATAAAGCTGCACGTGAACATGAAGCCATGATGGAAAGATCACGTGATTTAATGTCTAATCTTCAAAATGATTATATGACCATTACCAGTAAAACATATACTGATGGTGTTGAAAAGATCAATGGTTTAGCAGAAGCACAGAGCAAGGCTGAAGAAGAAAAGGTTAGAAATGCACATATAACTGGTGCTGAATTAGCTAAAGCAGAAGAAGAATTAGCTAAAGTAAAAATTGCTATTAATGAAAAAGCTGCTGCTGATATTGAGAAATTACAATTAGAAGAACGCCATAAAATTGTTCAATATCAAAATATGACTGCTATGGATATTGCTAAAATTAATTCTGATAAATTAAAACAATTAGAATTAACCCAGCAAGCTGAAATGGATATTATTGAAGAAAGATATCAGAAAGAAATTGAAGCAGCAAGACGAGCTGGTATGGCTACTGATGCTATTGAATCAGCACATCGTTCATTGGTAACTGCTAAAGAACGCCAATTCACTGAACAAAGAACACGTATTTCTGGTGGTTATCTTGATAACTTAACCCTAAAGATGCGTGATAGAATGAATGATCAAGTTAATTTTAATGAGCAATTAGCTGATGTAACAATGAGCAGTGCTGATACTGTAGCTAGTTCATTTGCTGAAATGGCAATTAGTGGTAAAGCTAGTTGGAGTGATTTAGCATTATCAGTTATTAAATCAGTTGAATTAATGATTGCTAAAATATTAATATTAAAAGCAATTGAAGCAGGTATTGGATTGTTTTCTGCTGGTGCTGGAGCTGCTGCTGGTAGTGGTACAGTGGGTAGTGGATTTGCCACAATTGATTCAATGGGATTTGGTTCTGTTGGTAGTGCAACAATGGGTGCTAGTAATTTCGGCGGTAGTATTATGAATATGGGCGGTAGTATTTCACCATCATTTAGTAGTTTACCTAAATTTGCAGAAGGTGGTATCACTAGTGGTCTTTCATTAGCGGGTGAAGCTGGTCCAGAAGCCGTAGTTCCATTATCAGGTGGCAGATCAATTCCTGTACAATTAAGTGGCACTAGTGGTATCCAAATCGGTGCAATCAATGTAACTGTTAGTGGTTCTAAAGATGAAAGCAGTGATGAACAAGGCACTAAAATTGGTGCAGCAATTAGAGCACAATTAGAATCATTAATTGATAATAAAATAGTTAATGCCACAAGAAGTGGTAATGCACTTAATAGAACAGCTATTCAAGCATTTTAAGGATAATATATGACTGATTTTCCAAGTATAGCAATCGCACAAAATTCCAAGAAAACACGTAAAAATAGAGTACTTGTTGCTCAATTTGGTGGTGGATATGGACAATATGCACGTGATGGATTAAATTCATTCTATGACGAATGGAATATAGTTTTAAGTAATTTAACATCAACACAACGCACTACTGTAAATACTTTTTATGAAACAGTAGGCAGTGACCAATGGTTTAATTGGACAGCCCCAGGTGATTCAGTAGTAAAGAAATGGAGAATAAGTAAAGATACTTTTATGGAATCAACACAAGGTGGTCAAATCTATACTATTTCAATGACTTTAGTACAACAATTTGATATAGGATAAATTATGGCTACTATTAATCAAGAAGGGAATAAACTTAATCCAGATGCGTATATTGAATTATATACATTTGATGCATCATTAATTGGTGGTGCAACTTATTATTTCAGCAATACTCCAGGATTAAATGCACCAGTCATATGGCGTGGTAATAGTTATTATCCGTTTCCATTCGAAGTCACTGGTTACGAAACTAAAAGTGATGGTACTGCGCCAAATAAACCAACATTGTCTATTTCAAATGTTAATCAATTTTTTATGCAATCAATATTAACACTTGGTAATTTAACTGGTATGAAAGTGACAAGGTATAGAACTTTTTATAAATTCACAGATGCTGGCACTGAACCTAACATCAATGCTCATTATCCAGTTGAAGAATATATCATTACTAAAAAATTGCCCAGTTCTCCTAAAACTATTATTCAATTTGAAATGTCAACTGTGCTTGATAGACAAGGATTGAAATTACCACGTAGACAAATATTGCGTGATCTCGGATTCCCTGCTGCTGCACGTACACGTATGCGTTAATGCGTTATAGATATTTCTATACTTGTTATATACAAGGGGTTTAATGGTGATATGATATGTTCTTTTTATTGAAAATAGATAAATAAAATAGGAGTGCTAGATGGCAACAAATATAAAAGAAATGCATGAACACATAATTAAGTGTTATCCACAAGAAGCAGTGGGTGTTATTATCGATGATATCTTCTATCCATTAGATAATATTGCAGATGACCCAATCAATAATTTCAGAATATCAAAAGAAGATACTGAACAATTATTAGATAAAGATTTTAGTATTATCCATAGCCACACAATGACTCAATGGGCTATTGGATATGACCCACGTACACCAAGTCACAATGACTTAATTACTGTTGAATCATATGATGTTCCATTTGGTATTGTTCATTGCGATGGTGAATCAGTTACTGATATATTATGGATTAATCGAGATATACCTGAATTATTAGGTAGACATTATGTTAGTGGATTAACAGATTGTTTTACATTAGCACGTGATTATTATATAAATAACTATAATATCAATTTTGGTATTCATCCAAGACCAGCTAATTGGGAAGAATGGAACCCACATTATATCGAACAACATTATCATGATTTAGGATTTAGTGAAATCGATGGTAGTGAATTACAAGAAGGCGATATAATTCTTTTTTCAATTGGCTCAAGACATATCAACCACATCGGTGTTTATATAGGTGATAATCGATTTATTCATCATTTATATAATAGATTATCTTCTAGTGATACTCTTTCTAAATGGCATAGACAAATAGTCAAATATTTAAGGATTAAATAATGGATCAACGATATATCATAAATCTATATGGTAAATTAAAAAAAGAATATGGAGCAACCCATGAAATATATGCATCTAGTTTTGGTGAAGCTATTCGTGGATTAGTATGTGCATGTGGTAATGAATTAAAAGAAACATTGCGTGTAGGTAATTGGCACATAACCAATAATGATGCACGTGCTCGTGTTAGTAAAAATGATAAATTCTTATCACAAACTGATTTACAGATGCCATTATCACATGATGTTATTAATATCTATCCGGAAATACGTGGTTCAGGCGGTAAACCAGGTCTAATGGGTATTATCATGGGAGTTTTAATGATAGCTGCTATATTCTTATTACCAGCAGCTGGTGTTGCATTAGCAGCAGGTACAGCACAGATGTTAGCTATTGGTGGCGCATTTGCAATTATTGGTGGTATTATTACAATGGCTACAACAAATACGCCAAAAGTTGGTAACTACGATAATCAGTCAGTTGATAAGAAAAAGTCATTTATCTATAATGGTCCAGTGAATGTTATGGAACAAGGTGGAGCAGTACCATTAGTATATGGTAGACATTTATGTGGTAGTACTGTTATTAGTTCATCAATTGATGTAGAACAAAGATTATAAGGAAGTTTAATTAATGAAATATTATTCAGCAAATCATTTAGAACCAATTGAAGAAGTTATTAATGATGGAATCAGTGGTAGTGGTAGTTGTTTCCCAGCTGGAACCTTTGTTAGAACTCAGCATGGTTATACACCAATTGAAACATTAAAACCCAATGATATTATTATTGGTTATGATAGATTTGGTGAATTAGAGTTTGGTATTATTAAACAAGTTTTTAAACATATTGGTAGTGATATTTCTCATGATTTATATGATTTCCATAATGGGATGCCATTAGTTACAGGTAATCATGCTATCTATGATAATATCACTAATGAACATAAAGAAGCACAAGATTTTAATATTAATGAATCATTCACATTAATGGATGGTAGTCAAGTTATTATTGATGAAATTAGTATTCAACCAAAAGAAGAATATAGTGCTGATTTCACTGTATATAATCTTGAAGTATTACCAATGCATACTTATTTGGTATCAAGTGATGGTATTGATTGGTTTAAAGTCCATAATGGTGGTGGTGGTAAAGGTGGCACACCACATGTTGCAACAGAAGCAGCTGACACTCTTCGTAGTGCAGCGATTGCACGTGTTCTTGAAGTAATTTCAGAAGGTGAAATTGAAGGTATAGTAGGTGGACCAAAAGGTGTTTATATTAATAATACACCATTACAAAATACTGATAATACCTATAATTTCACTAATGTTGTGTTTGATTCACGTAATGGATTACCTAGTCAAGAAAAAATCAACTGGTTCCCAGATGCAGAATCAGAATTTCAAAAAGATGTTACTGTAACTGCATCAACTCCTGTTATTCAATCAATCACCACCAGTGGCGTTGACTTTGCTAAAATTACTTTATCATTGCCAAATGGATTATATGTTCAAAATAAAACCAACGGTGATGTTAATGGTAACACAATTGCTTATAAAATTGATGTGCGTTCAACAGTAGGTGGAACTGGTTCTTGGCAATCTGTTATTGATAAATCATTGACTGGTAAAACCATGAGTAATTATGAATTCACTCATAGAATAACAGCACCAGCAGCTACTTGGGATGTTAGAGTATCAAGAATAAGTGCAGATGACCCAGATACAGCAAGCCAAAGTGATTTAAAATTTGCTAGATGGACAGAAATACAATCTACTACAGAAACTTATAATAATAGCGCAGTAGCAGCAATTAGTATCCCAAGTGAATCCGTTGGTAATCAAATCCCAAATCGTGCATATGATGTAATGGGTATTAAAGTTCAAGTACCAGTTAACTATGACCCAATTACACGAGTTTATAGTGGTTCTTGGAATGGATTATTTAAAACAGCATGGACAGATAACACTGCTTGGATATTATATGATTTAATTACTAATACACGTTATGGTATTGCTAATTATATGAATACACCAGTAGCAGTTGATAAATGGGCATTTTATGATGCTGCTGTTTACAATGATGGATTAGTTCCAAATGGCATGGGTGGATATGAAGTCCGTTATTGCTTTAATAATGTGATTCAAACACAAGAAGATGCTTGGCAATTATTACATGCAGTAGCTAGTAATATGAGAGCTAATATTAGTATGAATAGTAATTTAATTAGTATTGTTCAAGATAGACCAACTGCTGCTACTAAAATATTAAATAATTCAAATGTACTTGATGGTATTTTTAATTATAGTACTACTGATAGCAGCCAACGCATAACAGCAGTTAATATTACTTTTAATGATAAAGATGACCATTATCTACCACGTACTATTAGTTTAGTTAATACAACTAGTGGAGCAAGTAATACAGTTGATTATAATAATGGTATTGAAAAATGGGGTTATAATGTCCAAGATTTCACTGCTTATGGGTCAGTAACAGAATCATTTGCTAAACGATTAGCTAAATGGGTATTATATACAGAAGCCAAACAAGAAGATATTGTTTCATTTGGACTAGCATTAAACTCAATTGATGTTGGTATTGGTGATGTTGTTAAAATCATGGATAATGATTATGTTACTAATACTGGTACTTATCTAGCTGGTAGAGTTATCACTGCACCTACTAATTTATTTGGTAGTAATTTAGTCTCTACAGATACCACAATGGGTGGTTATACTGGATGGAAAATAATTGGTGTTAGTCAAGATAATCCAAGAAAATATTTATTTAATTCATCATTAAGTGTTTTACCAAATACTTATTATTCAATTTCATGTGTTTATTATAGTAGCAATGGCGCAGTAGATGATTTTTTTTTAAAATTCTCAGATACAGGATGGCCAGAAGGTAATGTTTATTGTCAACCATTTACTAGTCATTCAATAACTAGAGGTGGTAATTATACTATAACTGATTTGGGTAGTAATTGGAAGAAATTAACGGCTTATTTTAAAACATTACCTACTACAACAACAATAAACCAATTATTCTTTGATTCTGATGTTGCTGGCCAAGAAGTATTTGTTGCTAATATCCAATTAGAAGCTGGACAAATGGCAAGTTCTTATACAACATCAAGTGTTGTTAATGTTGATAGTCCAATTGTTATTCAAGCAGGATATACTTATAAAGTAGCATTGACTAATTTAGCAAATGATGATATTATTGAAAGAACCATTACTAATACACCAGGCACTTATACCACATTAACAGTTGATTCAATTATTCCAGTTGGTGATTATTCTAGTAAAGAATTTTATGTTTATTCTAATGGATTAGTAGAAGCACGTAGTTTTAAAATTATTAATATATCTGAATTAGAAAAAGGAAAATATAATTTCACTGCTAATTTCTATGATGCAAATAAATTTAGTGTTATTGAACAAGGATTGGTAGTTGAAACACCTGTTTATAGTAATTTAACTAATGATATATTAGCCAAACCAACTAACATTCAATTCTTCGAGCATTTTAGTAATAATGGTATTAATACAAATAATTATATTCGTGTTACATTTGATTGGAGTGCTGCGATTGAAGAAGCAGTTACATTTAGTTGTCTATGGAGACGTGATGGACTTGAATATGAAGCATTACCTACTACATCATTAAAAGAATTCATTATACCTGATACAACACCTGGTCAATATGAAGTATTAATTGATGTTAGTAATTCAATGGGTAAAAGATCATTACAAGCTTATGGTACATTTGATTATAAAGTAAGTGCTAGAAGTAGCACTTTAGAAGCACCAAGTAATTTTTATGTAAGAAATACTACTGGTGTTACTTTTACTGATCCATTCTTACCATTATCTTGGGATTATAATACAAATAATGATAATAAAACAGATAGATTATTAGATTATGTTATAGAAGTATGGACAACTAATGGATTAACTAAACTTAATACTATTATAGTTCAACCAAATGTTGCAAAAGGTGGTCAATATGATTATTCATTTGCACAGAATAAAGCAGATTATGGTTCTCCAAGTAGAAGTGTTTTATTGAAATTGTTTAGCCGTGATGCAATGGGTAGATTAAGTGTATCAAGTAGTAAAACATTCAATAATCCAGCACCTAGTACTACTATGACTATTAGTAATACCATCAATGGTGCTTATTTAAAAGCTGCTATTCCAAGTGCAACTGATTTAGTAAGTTATACATTTAAAAAATATAGTGCTGCATCTGGTGGTACATTATTAGAAACTATAACAACAGTTAATAATTATCTTGATTTTGTTAGTACTGCTGGCACAACTTATTATTATACTGTAACACCTAATGATACTTTTGGTTCTGGTACAGAAACATCACGTAGTGCTGGTACTGGTATTAGTTTAAACGCGGATACTTATACCTATAATGGTTTACAATTTAGTACCAATGAATCTACTAACACTGTATCTTGGGGTTCATTTACAGTTTATAAAAATAGTGAAACTACACCAGTGACTGTAAATGCAGGTAGTTATGTTTGGTCAACTAACACAATGTACTTGTATTATATTCCTGGAAATACTACATTACAACAAACAACTAGTTCAAGTACTGCGGTTGCTGCAGGTGGTAGAATACTTGCAACATATAAAGGTGCAAATAATATCACAGCAGATGCTGGTAAAGCATTTATAGATGGAGATCAAATAATTGCTGGTTCTCTTTTAACTAATGCTCTTGCTACTAACACTGCCTATATTACAAACATGGCACAGATTGGAAATATTATTGAGTCAGATAATTATAGTAATAGTGGTGGAAGTTATACTGGTTGGAGAATAGACAAAGATGGAGCAGCTAACTTTAATAGTATTACTATCAAAGATAGTGCTGGTAATGTTACTATGGCAAGTGGTGGTGCAGTATGGGATTATATTTCTAATCCAAGTGGAACTAAACCAGCTAATAATGCAACTGTAGGTGCCACTTGGGGTACTAATATCTCTGGACAGCCTAGTAATGATTTAATTCTTAATAATCTACAAACTGGCGCTTGGGTTGTTGGTCAAACACCGCCTTGGGTTCTTAACGGGACTAGCGCAGAAAATGCAATTGATTATGATACCGATGTCAATGGTGTAAAAGTTCCTGTATGGAAATGCATAGCCAATGCTGACGGTAATGAAGCAGGTGGTTGGGATAGAAATCAAGGAGACCCTTCTTTTGGTAAAAATTGGTTCAAGGTTGATAAAAATAAACCATATAGATTTGCAGTTCCGGTCAAAATAACCGGAGGAAGTACTGGTAGTTACTACTGGGGTATTGGTGCAAATACAGTTTGTGATTTAAACACAAGTAATAAAAACAGTAATCCTTATCTTGTGTATGGGGGAAGAGGCGATCTTGTGGCAAATCGTTGGTATTTATTGGTTGGTTATGTATTTCCGGCTGGCAGTACAGGAAATACCAATGCTGGTTCAGGTATATTTGATTTGACCACTGGTGAATTAGTTGCTGAAAGATGGAATTATTGTTGGGCAAGTGATGTTGAATATACAGGCACCCGTGCTTACCAGTTCTACTGTGCTAATGCAGGAGAGACACAAGTATTTGGTTATCCAACAGTTGAAATAGTAGATGGTACAGAGAGTAAGTTATTTGATAACCTAGGCTATGCTGCATTATTAAATGCACAACAAAAATGGTCTGATGTAAGTGGAACTGGAAAACCCACTGATTATGCTAATAATACATACGTAGATACTAATGGGTCTATTCAAGGTGTTTCAAGTGGATCTGGAACTGTAGTTAATAATGCATATCTTGATACATTAACATTTAATGTAACAAATATGACTGTTAATGGTAATACTATTAAGAAAACAGGTGGAGGTCATGGCGTATGGAATGCACAAGCATATTCTAAAGAAAGTTATACTTTAGGAGCATATGCATCATTTAGTCCTGACCAAACAACTGCATGGTGTATGGCTGGATTAAATACTGACCCAGCTACTAATGCAAGTTATGAGACATTAGATCATGCATGGTATATGACTGGAGATGGAACATTAAGAATTTATGAAAGTGCTAATGATATAGGAGGATATGGTACATATTCAGTTGGAGATATTTTATCAATCACTTATGATGGTACTAATATTAGATATTATCAAAATGGTACATTAAAAAGAACTGTAAGTGTTTTAATACCTTCTGCATTATATTTTGATTCTAGTTTCCATAATGAAAATTCATCTATTTCTAAAATTAAATTCGGACCAATGACATCTAATGCTTGGAATAGTATTGGTGGCACTGGAAAACCAGCAGATTATGCCGATGTAACTAACTACAATGACACAAGAGTTTCTAATGTTATTGAAGAAAATAGTACTTTGTTTGTTGCTCGTCCTATCGGGGCTAGTTATAATTCAAATCAAGGTGCTGTCACAGGCATGATTAGAATTATATTACCGCAAGGTTTCACTAGTACGATGATGAAATTCACGGTGAATGTCTATACCTACAGCCAAGATAAATCTTTTAGTCTGAACTTGGCAGGTTATAACCACTATAACTCAGGAACTTGGTACAACACAGAAGCCAATTTACTGGGTTCAACAGCTGCGGATAACAGAGTTAGATTTGGTTATGACTCCACACTGGGTAAATGTTGTATTTATATCGGTGAACCTACAAGTTCTTGGAGTATTCCTAAAGTAATGGTTAAAGACTTTATTGCTGGGTATTCAGGCTTTGCACGAAGTCAATGGGAATCTGGCTGGGCAATTGATATTGTTACTTCTGCACCTCAGAATGTAACACAGGATTATGCTGATGCTTTAATTGATGCTGCTAGTATTAGAAACCAAGGCGCTTTTGCAACGTTGGATAAAGTAACTTCAAGTAATGCAAGTACTTATATTGCCGATGCTGCTATAGGTTCTGCTCAAATCGGAAGTTTATCATTGACTGGAAATAATTTTAATGTTAAAAGTGCAACAACTGGAGCTAGAATGGAAATGGACAATAATGTGATTAAGGTATATGATGCAAGTAATGTACTGCGTGTTAAACTTGGTAATTTGAGCGCATAGGAGAATAATATGGCATATGGATTACAGATTTGGGATGAAACTGGGCAATTGACCTTTGATTCTGATAGCAGAATTACTAGATTTATTGGTATGTACTCTTATGCGGCTTTTAATTCCAGTACTCCGCAGAGCATAACTGTTCCAGGAATATCAACTGATGGTACTTGGGCAGTTGTACCACAAATACCAACAATAAGTTTACAAGTAAATACTGGTTATGTATTGGTCACTTACCCATTTCCAAACACAAATATACCTGCTGGTGCATTTAATGTTTTTAGGTTTTAATATATGAGTTATGGTTTTTCTGCAATTTCAAACAGCGATTATGTGCTTATAGATGATAATTATGAAAATTATTCTTATTATTCATCTGGGTCTATATTGGCATCAAATTCATCAGTATCTGCTCCAATTACATGTGACCTATCCACTGATATTGTATTAGTTAGGTCAGATACTTATAATGTTGGTATCTATATCTATGCATTTGGATTTTCTAGCGGAAGTACAGCTCTTTATTTAAGTACAGATTCTGCATCAAATATAACAGTTGAATATATAATCATTAGGAAATATTCAACTGTTTCAATAAATAATAATACTTATGGACTTAATATTTATAAACCAGACGGTAATGTTGCTTATTCTTCAACAATCAAGGTTGGTACAATCCAAGCAGCAGTTAATCTTACCCCAACCCAAGATGGAAGTTATACAACACTAACAGCTAGTATTCCAGGCGCTCCAATTGGTAGTAAGAAACGATATTTTTCAATTTTAGAAGCTCGACATACTGGCTTCATATGGAATGGAACCACGGGTTTCATTATCTCAAGATTAGGTAAATTTGTTACTAATAACTCTTTTACTACTTATTGTCTTGCAACAAGTTTAAGTGGATTTCCTGTAAATGCAAATTTTGGCAGTTATAAAACTTTTCTAATAATGGATGTTTAAATGATAAAAATAGCTTTTGTAAATAAAGAAACACAATTAGTGGGATATATTGCTAGTCCAGCTAATGACCAAATGTATGAAGATGGTAATGAATATGGTGACTATATTGCCAGACATATTTCAGTTACATCGGATGATACTGAAGTATTAACTACTTGGCATTGGGATGGTACTGAGTTCAAAACTCATCTACCACAACAAGGGCAATATGAAGTATGGGATACTACTACCTTTAGTTATAAACTAGATGAAGAACTGTTTTACAAAACCAAAGAAATGGAAGTAAAACAAGAACGTCAACAGTTATTAGCTACAACTGACTGGACAGATACATTTACTGCATCTACAAGATTAAGTAATTTCAATGAATGGCAAACATATCGTCAAGTTTTAAGAGATATTACCTTGCAAGAAAAATACCCATTTGAAATTATCTGGCCAGTAAAACCTGTATAGTTTTTGATAAATAAGATAAAATAGGAAAAAGAAATGATAATTAATGATTTATCCGCCACAATCGTAGATATCACAATACCACAAGGTAGTAATTGCGCTGAATTCTTTCAACTTTACACAGATGATGCCCAAACTATTCCATTAGATCTTACTGGTTTTGTAGGCAATTGTCAAGTTAGAAATACTTATGATTCAAAAGTATTGTTGGATTTAAATACTGCAGATGGTACTGTCATGGTAGGGGCTAAAATTGAAAATAATGAAATAGTCAGTGATTTAAAAGAAAATGGTGGCATAGCTATATTCTATAAACCAGATACCAGTCAGATTAAATTTACTGGATCAGAATTAGAATGCGTACGTGATTTAGAAATCACTGATGGTGTAATAACACGCCGTCTTATCCAAGGCACATTAATTATTTCAAGGGAGAGTACACGTGGCTAAACCAATTGTAACATTAAGAGAAAATTTAGCTAGACCATTAACATGGGTAGAAGGCGATAATAATTGGAAGAATTTACGTGATGCAACATTTGGATTTACAAATGGCACTAATACAATTGCTAATGATTTAAATTCAAGTACAACCATCACTGCTGGTCCTCATGCCACTATTGATTTAAATACACAAACAAAAACAATCACTATTGATTCACCTAGTTCAAAGATATTAAAACAATATGTAAAGAATGGTAATGGGTCAGTTATTTTAAAAGGTGAAGTTGTATATGTTAGTGGTGCTAGTGGAACTAATATATTAATTTCTAAAGCAAAAGCTGATACTGATTTAACCAGTGCTACTACCATTGGATTTGCAGCACAAGATTTCACTGTTAATGGGTTCGGATATATTATTACTGAAGGTGTTTTAACTGGAATAAATACCACTGCTGCTACAGATGAAGGAGACCCAATATGGTTAAGTCCAACTACTGCTGGCGGTGTATTATATGGAATGGCTAATAAACCACATGCGCCATATCATATGGTATATCTAGGTGTTGTTAGTAGAAAAAATGCAAATAATGGTGAAATCTTTATTAAATGCCAGAATGGATATGAATTAGATGAATTACATAATGTATTAATTACTACTCCAATTCAAGATGATTTATTAGTATATAATGGAACTACTAATATATGGGAAAATAAAAATACATTAAATCAATTAGCAATTACTAATACACAAGAAACCTTAACTACCACATCAGGCGTTGAAGGTTGGGGATATGTTAATAGTATTTCTATTGTTGGACAAGACACTAATGCATATGGTGTTAGTATGTCTAGTGATGGCACTAAAATGTATATTATTGGATCAACTAATGATGCAGTCTATCAATATACTTTATCTACTGCTTTCAGTGTTTCAACCGCTACTTATTCAGGATTATCATTTAGTGTAAATACAACTGCTGGATCACCAACTTCATTATTCTTTAAACCAGATGGAACTGCGTTTTATATTACTAATGATTCAACTACTGATACAGTTCAACAGTTTAATTTATCAACTGCATGGGATATTTCTACTGCCAGTTATATAACTGCATATACATTTACACAAGATACAGCGCCAACTGGGTTAGAATTTAGTCCAGATGGCACTAAAATGCATCTTATTGGAGATACTAATAATACTGTTTATCAATTCGCATTATCGACACCATGGGATTTAACAACTACTGCTACAACTCCTACTTATACATTCTCAGTTGCTACTCAAGAAACTTCACCAACCGGTAT